GGTGGTATTGTATCACTTAATCAAATGACAAGACCGATAGGATATAGATAATGGCACACGCAGCAGGTAAATATGCAAAATCAATATCTGATCGTAGTGGTATGGAATTTCCTTACACTGAAATGGTCAAAGAATGGAATGGCTCTATGGTTCACAAATCTGAGTTTGAGTCTAAACATCCACAATTAGAAAGACAAAAACATGCAGCAGATGCACAAAGTTTACAAGACGCACGTTCCGCGCGCGTGGAACCTATGACAGTGTTTGTTGGTGGAGTAGGATTTTTTGATTATAATAATTCTATGCAACCAGCAACAAATAAAAAACAACCTTTAGTTGTATCATCTATTGGTACAGTATCTGTGAGTATATCATAATGGCCGTTACATACGCAGAATTAACAACACAAATTTTAGAATACACGGAAGTTAGTACCGCTGTTTTATCATCTACGATAACGAATGATTTTATTGAACATGTAGAAAATCGCATTTTTCGAGATGTTGATCTAGATGTATTCAAGTCACATCAAACAGCTAACTTAATAGCAGATAATGCTTTTTTATCTCTTCCGGGTGGAACGACACCTACACCAGAATCTCTTGGTACTATTAGAACAATGCAGATATTTTCTCCAAGTTCAACAACAAGGGATTTTTTAGAACAACGCGATATTAGTTTTATGAACGAATATTGGCCGGATCGAACATCTACAGGCACTCCTAGATATTGGGCATGGTGGGACCATAACACAATTTATGTTGCGCCAACTCCAGATTTAGCTTATAACGTGGAATTAGGAATTACACGATTACCAACAAGATTATCTAGTTCCAATACAACCTCTTGGTTGGGTAATAATGCTCCGTCATTATTATTATATGGATGTCTTGCAGAAGCCTTCAAATTCTTGAAGGGACCAGCGGAAATGCTGCAATTATATGAACAATCATATCAACGTGCTCTTCAAGAGTTAGTTATAGAACAACAAGGAAGACACCGAAGAGATGAATATATGCACGGGGCGTTAAGAACTCCTTTGCAATCACAAAACCCATAGGAGGACAAATATGGCTATAACCCAAGCTGTTTGCACAAGTTTTAAGGGAGAATTGCTCGTTGGTACGCATAATTTTACTGCTACTACAGGAGATACTTTTAAAATTGCGCTTTATTCAAGTTCAGCTTCACTAGATGCAACTACAACTGCTTATTCAAGTTCAAACGAAGTTTCAAATTCTGGAACTTATACCGCAACCGGTGGATCGCTTACAAGCGTAACTCCCACTACAAGTGGCACTACTGCACTTTGTGATTTTGCTGATATATCTTTTACATCAGCTACTATCACGGCAAGAGGAGCATTAATCTATAATAGCACAGATTCAAATAAAGCAGTGTGTGTATTAGATTTTGGTGGAGATAAAACATCTACAAGTGGAACATTTACTATTCAGTTTCCAACAGCAGATGCCAGTAACGCAATACTACGATTAGCGTAGGAGATAATTTATGGCTCTAGTTTTAAATGACAGAGTAAAGGAAACATCAACAACGACTGGGACAGGCACGCTTAATTTAAGTGGCGCTGTTTCGGGATTCGAGACATTTGTTGCAGGTATTGCTGATGGTAATACAACATACTATGCTATTGTTAATCGTGATGAAGATGAATGGGAAGTAGGGCTAGGCACCGTTACTGACGCATCTACGGATACATTAGCAAGAACTACTGTTATTACAAGTTCAAACAGTGATTCTGCTGTTGACTTTAGTGCAGGAACAAAAGATGTATTTTGTACTTTACCGGCAAGTAAAGCAGTATTTGAAGATGCTAGTTCAGACGTTACATTACCAAATGATCTTATTTTAGGATCAGATTCAGCCGTATTAAAATTTGGCGCTGACTCTGATACAACTTTAACACATACAGACGGTACAGGTTTAACTTTAAATAGCACGAATAAATTATTATTTAGAGATACTGGGTTATATATTAATTCATCAACAGATGGTCAATTAGACATTGTTGCTGATACAGAAGTACAAATAGCAGCAACGACAATAGACATTAATGGTGCTGTTGCATTAAACGGTGCTATTACTGGTGCTACTGATATTACTTTATCGGGAGAATTAGATGCAGCGACATTAGATATATCTGGTAATGCAGATATTGACGGAACAGCGAATTTAGATAATACTGATATTGATGGAACACTTGCTGTTGATGGTACAACTATTTCATTAGACGCGACAACATCATTAAATATAGATAACTCTAATACATCCAATGGTATTACCATAGGAACTGCAACATCTGGCGTACCTATTTCAATTGGACACACAACTTCTGAAGTAACAGTTAATGATAATCTTACAGTTACAGGAACATTAACTCTTGGTTCGGGAGCAGAGCTAACAGAAGCAGAATTAGAATTTCTTGATGGAATTACAGCAGGTACGGCAGCAGCAAGTAAAGCAATGGTTGCTGATGCTAACATAGATATTACTGGTGGTAGAAATATTACCATTAGTGGAGAATTAGACGCTGCAACTTTAGATATATCTGGAAATGCGGATATAGACGGAACAACAAATTTAGATGCAGTAGATATTGATGGAGCAGTTCAATTAGATGCAACATTAACAATTGGTGCAAATGATCAAGGCTATGATGTAATTCTCTATGGTGATACGGCTTCGGCTAATATGACTTGGGATACATCTGCAGATGATTTAATATTTAATGGTGCTGCTAGAATAGTTGTACCGGATGGACAACTTGTTTTAGGTAGCACAGCAGTTACTTCAACTGCGGCTGAGTTAAATTTAATAGATGGTGGAACAGCGAGAGGAACCACTGCATTAGCAGATGGAGACGGAATTTTAATTAATGATGCAGGTACTATGCGAATGACAAATGTAACTGCTGTTAAAACATACATGGCAGGCAGTGCAGCGAGTCAAGGATTTGCTCTAGCCGTTGCCGTTGCTTTATGATATAAGGAGGATGAATGGCACAAGATTTTAGAAGAGCAATTGCAAGAGCACAAGGAACCGCAGCAGCAAGTATTTTGACTGCGGGTAACTATGATGCTGTTATTGGTATTCGTTGTACAAACATTCTTACTGAAACAATTAAGGTAGATGTTTATGTAGTAAATAGTTCAGCTAATTATTTCATATGCAAAAATACCCCAATTCCTCCGGGCGGTTCAATTGAGTTGATCCAAGGGGGAGCAAAAATTGTTCTGGTAAGTGGCGATGTTTTAACACACGATTGCGATACAGCAAGTGGCTTGGATATTTGGGTAAGCTATATTGATACGATAAGCGAATAGGAGGATTTATGAGCGAAGTAACAATAATTAATGGAATACAGTATATTGGGTGCGCTGCACCTAATGAATCTGTTGTGTCTCACGCTGGAGTAATGGACGGAAGTCAAACAATAGAAAATGCTGTTTTGGCAGGACCTGTAACGTTTACAGAGATAATGACAATAACAGGCAACGTGGTAATAGTATAAGGAAATAATATGGCAGGTATACAAGTAGATGGTGCTAATCAGAAACTAGTTTTAGATTCTGATGGTGATACATATTTAGAAGCCGCAACAGATGATACAATAAAAGTATATGTTGCCGGTGCACATGATGCAACAATCAGTGCTAATGCTATCAACGTATTATCTGGTACTACTCTAACAATTGACTCTGGTGCAACTATTACGAATAGTGGTACAGCAAATGGGTTCAGTAGTGCTGACCCTGCTTCTGCTGATGGAGATTCTTTAGGAACAGCCTCATTAGAATGGAGTGATTTATTTTTAGCAGATGGAGGAATAATTAAATTTGGTAATGACCAAGATGTTTTATTAACTCATGTAGCTGATACAGGACTTCTTTTAAATAGTACAAATGTAATTCAATTTAATGACGCTTCTCAAAACATTGGTGCTCCTAGTGCTACAGTATTAGACATTAATGCAACAGATGAGATAGAATTAAACGCAACTTTATTAGATGTTAATGCTAATTTAGATGTGTCCGGTACATCATTACTTCCAACTTTAGGTGTCATAACTGCTAAAGATTTAGGTGCAGGTATTCATATTCGCACAGCAGATTCTTCTGCTGATGTTGATGGTAATGCAGATGAATTAGTTATTGAAGGAAATGGCGAAACTGGAATGAGTATATTATCATCTACTTCTACTTCTGGTTGGATTAATTTTGGAGATAGTGGAGATAATAATATTGGTCAAATACAATACAACCATGATAATAATGGTATGTTCTTTTTTACAAATGCAACTCAAAATCTTAAAATTGGCAGTGATGGAAAAGTAGGAGTTGTTGAACCAAACCCAGATTCATTTTTATGTATAACACAAGGTGCTGATGATGGTGCTATTATGTCTTTTAAATCATCTGATACAGACCACCCTAATACCGCCCACGGAGAAACAGATACTTATGGTTTGATTATGAAATATCATGCTACTGAATCTGGATTACTTATACGAGGTTTTGGAGAAGGCACTAGTAATGGCGTAAATATAAAATCTTATGTAGAATCAACTCCTTTAACTGGTGAAGCAATAAATCAATATGGAGCTTTTGGATTAAATTCTTCTGTGAGCAATGGAGGTACTAATTCAACAGGTATTGCAAATGATGGTAATGCATTTACTTTTAATAATGATGGAAGTGTAAAATTTATAATTAAAGGTAATGGAGACTTTTATTATGATGGTGCAGACCAAGGTGCTTATGATACTTATGATGATGCTCATTTAGCTAGGGCTGTAGATTTATCTCATGGTATTAATACTGTGGATTCTAAATTTGATAAGTTTGTATCTTATAACGCAAAAAAATTAGCAGAATTAAAACTTATTGGTAAAGATGAAAATGGAAAACCAACATCATTTATAAATTCAGCAGGAATGCAAAGATTACATAATGGTGCTATTTGGCAACAATATGAAAAGCATAATCAGTTACTAGAGGCTGTTTATGATTTAGCAAAACTAGCAGTAGGCGAAGAAAAAGCCAATGCTATTCTAGATAAACACGAAGTTAAACGATTGCAATAGGAGGATATTATGGCAATAACAGCAAACGTAGATTTAGGCAATGGTGTCACAGCATCAAGTTGCTACATTATTGTGCCTAATGCTTACGTTAAAAAATTTGCACCAGAAAAGGATGATGAAAGTGCAACATTTAAATTAATTTATGATGCTCATATTTATCAGAATAAATCTGCTAGAGATGACTATAATAGAGTATCTAAACAAATTAGATGTAGAGAAGTAGACCATCATAAAATAGATTATGACCCAACAACAAGTGATAATCCATTTAAGTTGGCATACACACATTTAAAATCTAATAGTAAATTAAGTTCAGTAGCGGACGCATAAGGAGATATAAATGGCAAGTGAAATTAAAGTAGATACAGTATCCGAGAAAACGTCCGGTAGCGGTGTTACTATTGATGGTCTTTTAATAAAAGACGGAGGAATTAGTGGTGACGTTTCTTTAATTGGAACTACGCCAACATTTACCATTGGTGATGCAGGAGCAGAAGATGCGGCATTAGTATTTGATGGAAATGCTAAAGATTTTTATATTGCTCTTGATGACTCAGCAGATAAGTTAGTTATCGGTGAAGGTTCAACAGTTGGAACTAATAGCATTATGACTATTACTGATGATTCAGTAACCATTGGTGATGCAGCAGCAGTAGATACAAAATTAGTTTTTGATGGTAATGCACAGGATTATTATGTTGGATTAGATGATTCATCGGATAGTCTAGTTGTAGGCCTTGGTTCAACTTTAGGGACAACACCCGCAATAACAATTAATTCAAGTCAAGTAGCAACATTTGCACAAGCACCTGTATTTCCAGATGGCTCAATAGCTATAGACGATTTAAATATAGACGCCGCAAATGATATAGGAGCAAATATTGTTGATGGTGATTTATTTATTATTGATGATGGAGCGGATGGAACAAATAGAAAAACAGCCGCTTCAAGGTTAAAAACTTATATTGGAGACCATACTCCTACTTTTTTAGCATATCAAAATGGTGCGGTTAATATAAATTCTGCGTCAGCAACTATAATTAATCTTCAAACCGAAGCACATGACTCAGATGGCAAATTTGCATCAAGTAGATTTACACCTACTGTTGCAGGTACTTATTTTGTATCGGGGGCTGTTGCTTTTTTTGATACTGACATGGATGTTGCTACAGCATTTATATATTTTAATGGTGCGGCAAGAAGTAAAAGTGCTTTTGGGTCTTCTGGTGGAATAAAACCAGTAGAAATATCAAGACACGTATCGGGAACATTTGTAATGGATACTGATGATTATGTTGAATTATATGGTTACGCAGAATCAAGTAATGATGGAACTATTGCAATAGGTCATAATTCCACTTCATATCAAAGCTATTTAACCGCATTTAGATTAGCATAAGGAGATTATATGGCAATATTGAGTGTAAAAGTTAGAACATATTTAGAAGCAAATTCTAAAACATGGAATGATGAAAGAGATAATATTTTAATACAGAATGATGGTGGGGATGACTACATAAAAACATGGAATGTAAGTGGTCTTGCTGAACCAACAGAAAGTCAATTAAATGCTCTTGATTCTGATGGTGATGCAAGTGTGGTATTAAGAACTATTCAAACAAAAAGAAAACATGAATACGGTGATATAGGCGACCAATTAGATTTGCTCTATAAAGATATGTTGGCTGATAAAGGTAATAAAACTGGTGAGTGGTTTAAAGCTATTAAAAAAGTTAAAGATGATAATCCAAAAGGTTAAGGAGAATAAATGTCAGAACTAAGATTAAATACAGACGGACACATAATAAAATTAGGTGCTGATAATGATGTAACATTAACACACGTTGCAGATACTGGAATATTATTAAACAGTACAATGCAATTACAGTTTAATGATTCATCACAATTTATTAATGCACCAAGTGCAACTGTACTTGATATTAACGCAACTGACGAAATAGAATTAAATGCTACAGCAGTAGATTTAAATGGTACATTGGATGTAAGTGGTAATTCACAATTTAGTGGAACAGTAACAGTAGGTGTAGATGACACTGGAAAAGACGTTAAATTCTTTGGTGCAACAGCTAGTAGCCATTTTTTATGGGATGAATCGGCTGACGATTTAAACCTTGTTGCTAGTGGTTTAGGCGTAGGTGCTGTAGGAACAAAAGATTTAGGTGAAGGTATTCATATTAAAAAAGCAGACTCTGGTGCGACAGCAGATTCAGAAGCGGCATTACTTGTTTTAGAAGATGGTACAAGTGGAGCGGCAAATGGTTTATCAATTTTAAGTGCTACTAATGGTTATGGAACAATATATTTTGGAGATTCTGGAAATGATGACATAGGAAAAATTTATTATAATCATAATGATAATAGTATGGTTTTTCAAGCTAATGACAATACTCATATGCACTTACGAAATTCATTTAAAGGTGTGGTCTTTGGTATGGATAGTTGGGCTGATACTTCTGAAGGAACTTTATTAGCAACTAATGAAAATTATCATGTTGTTGATTCTTCCGCTGTATTAGTTTTAAATAGAGAAGGTACTGATGGATTAATTTTACAATTTAGAGGAGATAATTCAGCAGAAGGAAATGTAACAGTAAGTGGCTCAACAATACAATATAATACTTTTTGTGGTTCGCATTGGGGGAGACTTGCAGACAATTCAGCACCAACAATACTTCGTGGAACTGTAATGGAAACTATAGATACCATGATTGATTGGTATAAAGTTAAATATACGATTGATAAAGGTTTAGAAACAGAAAAAATAGGGTATGGTGAAATTGCTTTACCAGATGGAAAGTCAGTAGGAGATATAATTAAACATACTGCAAAATCTGGTATTGAATATGATGCTGTCATAGAAAAACAATTAAATGAACAACTACCTATGACTAAAATTTCAGATACGGAAGATAGCAAAGCTGTCTACGGAGTATTTTCTCGGTGGGATAATGAGCCGGATGATGGTGTCAATGATATGAATGTAGCGTCACTTGGAGCTTTTATTATTAGAGTACACAAGGATGAAACAGTTGCTATTGGTGATTTATTGTCAAGCAAGGGTGACGGAACAGCAAAAGTACAAGCAGATGATATAATGCGTTCTAAAACAATAGCTAAAGTAACATCAACAAATAAAACATATACTTATGATGACGGTTCATACTGTGTTCCGTGTACATTACATTGCGGATAAGGAGATATAAATGCTACTAGGACACACAACATTTTCCGAACAAGCTTTCCAAGATGCAAGGTTAGACGCCGTGCATAATATAGAATTTGCGGAAACAGGATTTGGCATGACTTTTAGCACAGGATCAGAAACAGTTACAGGCGGAGCGAATATATCACCGGACGGATCAGCGGTAACATTTAGTATTGGTGATGAAACAGCATTTGGAGAAGCATTCCAAAACTTAATTTCATTTTCTGTAGGATCACCAGACTTCTTCTTATGGAATGAAGTAGATGATGCTGCAAGTGCAACATGGAAAGATGTCGATCCGGGATCAACGGACTAATATATGGCAGATGACGCAACAATAAATTTAACAGCAACAATCTTACCAGATGAGATTTCTAAATCTATTAGTGGATCCATGACGGTATCACCAGATGATGCAAACGATAAATGGTATTACAAACTAACAGCTATTACAACAACTAGTGCGGATTTAATTGCAGGTCGCTTTATTGATTATACTGCCGTTGACCAAGATACAGATATGACAGCGGTAAGTACAAGTGATAAAGTAAAATTTTTATTTATTAAGAACACAAGCACAGCAGATGGTATTGTTATTTGCCTTGATGGTGGAACGGCAGCGAATGATTTAGCAGATGGTATTTTTATTGGACCATCACAATCATGGTTTGGACGTTTACCAAACGTGACGGTTGCAAATATTCACGCTATATCTTCTGATGTAGCAGACGCAGGCGATGCAACAGCAAATGCAATCGTTGCTGCTTTAATAGACGACGTGGCATAGGAGATATAAATGGCATCAACATATTCAAGTACTCTCAATCTCGAACTTCAAGCCAGTGGGGAAAACTCGGGAACATGGGGTACAATAACAAATAACAATTTACAAAAACTAGAATCAGCGGTTAAAGGATACGTATCTGTAGCAATTGCAAGTACAACAGACTCTTTAACAGCAACAGACGGCACAACAGCAGATGAAACAAGTAATGCCATTATAAAACTAACAGGCACACTAACAGGTAATACAACCATGCAGTGTGAAGCAGTGGAGAACTGGTACATTGTCGATAATGCAGCGACAATGGGAACGTATACTTTAGGATTTAAACCAGCAGGTGGTACAGCAACAAACTTAGTTGCAGCATCAAAACACTTACTATACACGGACGGATCGACAATGTTCGATGTTCTGGACGATGCAGGAAATATCACGGCCAACGGAACATTAGATGTTGCCGGAGCCGTTAATTTTGATGGTGGTGCTTTTACTTTTAATGAAGCATCAGCAGACCTAGACTTTAGAATTGAATCAAATGGCGCTGCTAATATGTTTTTTGTTGATGGAGGTAATGACAGGATTGGAATTAATCAAGCATCTCCTTCCGTAACATTAGATGTTGTAGGAGCAGCAAAAATATCGGGAGGTGTCGATTTAGATGGAGGTGCCTTTACATGGAATGATTCTTCTGCAAATGATCTTGATTTTAGATGTGAAACCGCTACTTTGGCAAACGCTTTCTTTATTGATGGTTCTGCTGATAAAATTGGTTTTGGTACATCAACACCTGCAGATGCAAGTGTGGAAATTAATCAAGCAAACTCTTCTGGTGCTATTGCTTGTCTATCTTTAGATCAAGACGATGCCGATCAAGAATTTATAAAGTTTGATGGAACAACTGCTTCTGATCAATCATCAAGTTTAACAACCGATACAAGTGTAGGATCGCTAACAGGACATATTCGTGTCAACATTAATGGTACTGACTTTTGGATACCTTACTACGCAACTAACTAGGAGCTTATATGCCGTTAACGAAACTGCAAATAGCGCCGGGTATAGATAAGCAAAATACCGAATACGGTGCTGAAGGAAAATGGGTGGACTGTGATAACGTTCGTTTTCGTTATGGCTTACCGGAAAAAATTGGTGGCTGGGCAAAAGTAACAAGTGACGCTCTCGTCGGCGCAACACGAGCCGTGCTTACATGGTCTGATTTAGACGGCGTTAAGTACGCTATCTACGGCACAAACAAAAAACTCTACGCTTATTCAGAAAGTACTTATGCGGATATCACGCCCACGCGCGCGACAGGAAGCATAACACAATTTGCAACAACGAGCGGTTCAGCAACCGTTACGGTAACAGACGCGGACCACGGAGCGTTGATTGGTGACTTCGTTACGATATCTAGTGTCAGTGGTGCAGTTGGTGGCTTAACACAAGCTAACTTACAAGGTGAGTTCGAAATATTAACTGTACCAAGTTCGAGTACGTATACAATTGAAGCGCCAGCAAACGCTTCTTCGTCCGCGACCACCGGAACAGCGACAGCGACGTATCAAACAAATACAGGTGCAGCCGTTGCACTCTTTGGTTATGGTTGGGGTGCAGGTACATGGAGTACAAGCACATGGAACACGACGCGTGAAGGCTTAACAGGCGGATCGGGCGTGCTATTACAATCAGCAAAATGGGCACTGGATAACTGGGGCGAAGATGTATTGGCCTTGCAATTTGATGGTGGTTTATTTTATTGGGACACGTCAAGCGGACTGTCTAGCAATGTAGCAAGTACAACAAACGTATCGGCGGGACCTACAAAATCACGATTTATGTTGGTATCGGGTGATGACCGGCATGTTATTTGTCTTGGAACAGAGACAACAATAGGAACAGATTCTACACAGGATAATATGTTTATTCGTTGGTCTTCTCAAGAAACAACAAATACATGGACACCCACAGCAACGAACACAGCAGGCTCACACCGACTAACAGACGGTAATCAAATTCAAACGGCTGTACGATCAAGAGGTGCGGTAATGGTATGGACCGATAGTGCCTTGTATCAAATGCAATTTATTGGAGCACCTTTTACTTTTGGATTTAAACAAATTGGTTCGAATTGCGGAGCGGTTGGTATTCATTCTGCTATAGATGTATCGGGTACATCATTCTGGATGAGTGATGAATCTTTCTTTATGTACGATGGTGCGGTTAAAAAAATACCGTGCACGGTACAAGATTATGTTTTTGATGACATTAACCAAAATGCTAAACAGGATGTTTTCTGTGCGGCAAATTCAGATTTTAATGAAGTGATGTGGTTCTATCCAACAGATGGATCGGATCAAATTGACAGAGTGGTTACATTTAACTACGCAGAAAACTTATGGTATGTTGGCACATTAGCAAGAAGTGCATGGGCGGATAGCGGTGTTTATCCTGTTCCTTATGCAGCGGAATTTGATTCTACTGATACAACAGCAAGCATATCAACAATCAACGGAATAAAAGCAGGACGTACATTTGTGTATTTACATGAAACAGGTGTCAATGATGACGGGGCTGCCATGTCCAATCATATTGAATCGGGCGACATTGATATACAAGACGGTGATCAGTTTATGTCAATTTCTAGGTTTGTTCCAGATTTTAAAAATCAAACAGGAACGGTGGACGTAACATTAAAAACACGACCTTATCCAGCAGGATCACAAACAAGTCACGGCTCCTATGATATAACAACAAGTACAACGAAACAAGATACACGAATTAGAGGAAGACAAATTGCTATACGTGTAGCAAGTGACGCCATCGATGATAAATGGCGCTATGGAACACTTAGACTGGATATGAAACCAGACGGAATGCGAGGCGGATAATGGCACTTATTACAACACCACGTTTACCAGAAGCACCAGAACAATATGACAGACAACAAATGTCACAACTTGTGCAAACACTGGAACAAATGATTTTTGTATTAAATAATACATATACACCAGAAACACTGCGAAATGATGATGAAGCAGTATCATGGTTTTTAGGATAAATGGCAAACGTCTATACAAATTATAAAGCGGTTTTAACGACTAATGAGCTTACAACGCTCTATACAGTAGGATCAGAAACAACAGCAATTATTAAATCTCTTCGTGCAACAAACATTGATGAAGAGAATGATTGTAAAATTTCTTGTTTTGTCGTGGATACGGACAGTGTTAGTTACACATTAGAGACAAATAGAAACGTGCAAAAAGGAACATCAGAAGAACTGTTCAACAGTTATTCTTTTTCTACGTCGCCGGTTGTATTAAAAGAATCGGAGATTGTAAAACTGCAAGCTCAAAATGGAGGAGACTTGCACGCAATACTAAGCGTATTAGAAATATCTAATACATAACATAAGGAGAGACTATGCCGGGATATCACAATAAAAAAGATAAAGAAAAAGTTAAAGGATATGTGGGTGGCGGAATGATGTACAAAAAAGGTGGTACAACAAAGAAAAAAGTTAAAAAGAAAAAATTAGCTGCTATGTACGGAGACCCTAAAAAAATAACTAGAGGCGATATTATTACTGCCGCTAAAAAGAAAAAAGGGAAAAAATAATGAAAAAAGGATATCATAAAACTAAATCTGGAAAGATGGCTAAAAAAGGCTTGTGGTATAATATTGCTCAAAAGAAAAAAAAGGGTAAAAAAATGCGTAAGAAAGGTGCCAAAGGAGCACCAACTGCAGCAGCTATAAAAAGAAGTCAAGCATAATGAAAAAAAAGTTATCAGTATCACAAAAACGTAAAAAGAATTCGAAGAAGAATCCTAAAGCGTTAGCAAGAGCCTGTGGTATGATAATGGAAAGTAAAAGGAAAAAAACAAAATATGCCTAGAACAGCAGCATGGCAACGGAAAGAAGGTAAAAGTAAATCGGGTGGATTAAACCGCAAAGGTATTGCTTCTTATCGTGCCAAGAACCCCGGTTCTAAATTAAAGATGGCTGTTACAACGAAACCTTCTAAGTTAAAGAAAGGATCAAAAGCTGCTAAAAGACGTAAATCATTTTGTGCTCGTATGTCGGGTATGAAAAAACGATTAACAAGTAAAAAAACAGCGAGGGATCCAAATTCTAGGATAAATAAATCTCTTAGAAAGTGGAATTGTTAACTATTTTATTGCAAAAGGATGGGAAAATGAGTATAAAAAAGAACGAAAACGTATTAGCAGGAAAGAAGACTCCTAATGTCTTACCGATTGAAACATCTGTAACAGTCTCTAATACGCAAACAGGTAAAAAATACGCTAGTGAAGATGAAGCACAAGCGGACGTAAAGAACCCTGCAACTTCCACAGAAGAAAAAGATATCAAACGCGATGTCGCTATAACAGTGAATAGC